TCTTTGTATGCCTTGATGGCAGACCTTACCTTACTATCAGGCTTGAGCGTATCCCAAACCCTAATGCGAACTTCGTTATCCGTAATGGATTCCCATTCGCCATACATACCAGGCTCATCACCTGCTTCGTATCTTTCTTTGATGGCAGCAACTACCGCATCAATAATGCTTGTATCCTGCTCTGGCAGGTCTTCACCCGCATAGATGTACAGACCTAGGCCATGGAGGCTTAAAGCCTTTGTCATGCAACGCATGATGGCAGTGTTTACTTGAAATGCATCTGCTCCAACAATGGCTTTGTTGCGGTGGTCCATGACAGGCAGTTGGCAGGTCATTGGTTTGCCAAACATAGTAACTGTTACCCAGACCATGTAAGTGCCATTGATCTCTGTATAGCACTTGTCACCAAACATCTGTACTTGGAAATGAGCTTGTGGGTCAGCCCTGAGAGCTTGATCCCATGCCCAAGCCCATGACAGGTATGTCAGGTTGCCTTTTTTCTCTGTATGCTCGTTTACGTTCAGTTTGAGCAGGTCATTTACTGTCATGTTATACCTTGTGGTTTTTGAATGCATTGTCGTATTCTTCTTTGATGATTTCTAACTGGGTGTTGTCATCAAGGTCTTTGAAATCTACCCAATCCATCTCGCCACAACAGACAAGCTTTTGTCCTTTAGGCTGAACGCAATAGGGGCAGTACTTTGTATAGGCGTACTCTTCTTTGTATTCGATGATGTAGTTGTTCACGATATCACCTTGCCTATCAATTAGATTTTGGAGATTCAAATTTTTCTACTTTCTTAGCCAACAACCAGTTGTCGCCAAGATATCGAATAGAACGAATCCATTGACGTTGGTAGCTACGAATTGTTTGGGGGGGTGCATCATATGTCTGAAACAATTGACGTACATATTTGAGGGCGTGTGTGTTCATTACTTTCTCCTTAAATTAAAACTTTGATTTCTGCTGGATCATTGTTTGCGTACAGTTTAATTCTTAAATTACCATTTGCTGATTCAATAAAAATTTCTCTGTAGCTTCCTAAAGTTCTTTCTTCTATAGAAGTAATTTCTATATCTAAAACTTTTGTGATTTCAATTTCCATTGAGTTTGTCATTTTACTTTCTCCTTAGTGAAGTGAATCGTATGCTTTGTCAAAGAGGACATCACCATTCTGTTCGGCTAGTTTGACTAGTTCCTCATCAGTTAGTTTTGTGCCATCTTCGTAGCAAGCGTAACTGAAGTACGCATCTGCGAAATCGGGATAATCCCTACTATCGACACCATCTACTTCAATGTCGATAACTTTTCTGCCGTTTAGTGTTGCCATTACTTTCTCCTTGAGAATCTCTAATGTGCCATGGCTAAAAAATTATTTGTATTAGGATAAACCCTAATAGACAGACAAAAAAACAACACTAATATTCTGAGCATGAACATCGAACAATCCGAACAAGCCTGTGCTGAAGCACTCCTTGCTTATGCCTACAATTTAGTTATAACTTACAACAATCACCCTGGTGACCGAGATGCTGCCATGGTTGGTTTAATAGCTAGAGCATTGGAGCTTCATGTGGAACGACCAATAAATATAATTGGAATGTACCAATGAAAACAACAGACAAGTACGATCCTGTTATTCAGTGCATTGGGAAGCACCCCTTTCCTACATTCACTGTTGCTGACTCTACAATCAACAAGAAAAGAGATCATTCTTTTCAAATCTACAAATGCCCTCATTGTGCGTTTTTCCACATAGGGCATTCGACTACGAATTACAAGAACTTGAAACGTTCTGGTAAATAATGTATTATGGAACCCAGCTAGGTTGGACTAATTACCCACCCGAAAAGAGTTATCCCTTCTCCTGCTGGCAGTTCCTTCAAGGGTGTTTAAAAAGCGGCACACATTATGGCTAACCCATGGTTCAGACTCTATTCAGAGTTCGCACACGACCCCAAAGTTCAAATGCTTTCAGAGGCAATGCAAAGACGTTATGTCATGCTTTTATGCCTTAGATGTAGTGAAGTACTTGAAACGTTACATGAAACAGAGATTGCTTTTCAATTGCGTTTAGATGAGGCGCAATTGCTAGAAACTAAACAACTGTTTATTAGCAAAAACTTCATTGATAAACACTGGAACATTTTGAATTGGGACAAGCGTCAATTTGTCTCAGACTCAAGCACCATGCGGGTTCGCAAGTATCGAGATAAAAAGAAACTACCAAGTAACGATGATGAAACGTTACAGAAACGTCCAAGTAACGCTATAGATACAGAAGCAGATACAGATAAGAAACAGAATAGTAAGCGTGGCTCACGCCTCGCCAATGATTGGGTTTTGCCAAACGAATGGGAATATTGGGCCAATAAGGAAAGACCTGATTTAAATGCCATGCAAGTAGCAGATCAGTTCAAAGATTTTTGGTGTGCTAAACCTGGCAAAGATGGGGTGAAGTTGGATTGGGCAGCCACTTGGCGTAATTGGGTGAGAAACCAAAAAGCTCCAAAGATGAATCCTGCCGACATTGTCAGAGTTACTGTTGCGCCATCAAACCTGCCAGACCCTGCTTTGGAAAAGATTAAGGCCGATGAAAAAAAAGCCGCCCCCATGCCTGACCATATCCGACAAGCAATGGAAGCATTAAGGAGAAAAGCTTGACCCACGCTGAAGCAATGAGAATCTTGGATAAGGTAAGGGATGGAGTGCCTTATCCAATCAAAATAATCCGCATGGCCTTGGAGCTTACTGGTGACTTACAGCAGACGTAATATTCAGGGTCCTAGCGATAGGGTCATCTTAGAGCAAGCAGAGGCCAGAGAGCTATACCGAAACTGGGAATGGGGCAAGAACAGGGATCTCATTCGTGCCCGACTTGAACGGGCAGAGCGCATTTATGGCAGCGGTGCTAGAGACAGAATCCGAGACTACATGAACCGAATTAAAGATGGGACACTTACATGACTTTTATGGTCACATTTATGGTAGAGGGTACGCCAGTGCCAAAAGGCAGACCAAGATTTGCTAGACGGGGTAAATTTGTCTCAACTTACAGTCCAAAAACTACAGTTGATTACGAATCCAAGGTTTCTGAGTCGGCAAAGCTTGCAATGGGTGCTTCAGAGCCCCTAGAAACGCCTGTAGGGGCTTATATCTACATAACCCTGCCTGTTCCAGCTTCATACAGTAAAAAACGCACACAGGCTTGTTTATCAGGCCAAGAACGCCCAACTAAGAAAAGTGACATTGATAATTACTGCAAAGCAATATTTGATGGCATGAACGGCATTGTGTTTGTGGACGATAGTTTGGTGGTTTCGCTTCACGCTACTAAGGTTTACGGAACTGTTGGCATGGTTGAGGTCATGGTCAAAGAGGAATTGGACTAAGGGTAAGTCCCTATATAAATAATCAAGATTTCAAGATACAGTAACTACATCAACACATTTTTAAGGAGAAAGTAATGCACACAATCAATTTTGATGCCACAACAGGCGCAGGTGACGCAGAGGTCAAAGTCACCATGTCTTTCAAAGCAGACAAGTATTCAACTTGGGCTGAGAACATCGAGATGGTCACCTATAACGGCATGGACATCATGGGCTTGATGACAGAAGAGCAGTTTGCTGATCTTGAAGCCAAGGGTGTCAGAGCCATTGAAACCCAGCGTCATTGGGAAATTGTGAACCACGAGCCATGAGCAGCCGAACCATTTGGACTTTAGTGGTTATTGGCTTAATTGCTTTTTGGACTTTGATGATTGGATTATTTTTATGAACACCCCAATGCCTGACGATTACATCAAACGACACCTTGGGCCATGGCGGTCTTTGGAAGAGATCATTCGGTGGGTGGAAGCTTATCACGGCATCTATCAGCCTAAAGGCTGCCCACCCTGTAATAACCACTGTAACCAAGGCAGAGACTGCCCAGCTAAAAAATGATGCCACAAATAGACATTGGTGCAAGATTCGCCAATCATAAATTCAAGCTTTGTACCAAATGCGACATAAGCAAACCGCCTGAAGGTGGGATTGACATGGGACACAAGTGGATCTGCCAATCGTGTTGGAACAAGCGCATCACAGGCAAATACCTTAGACAGAACCAAGTAAAAAATGCGTAAACGCACTAAACGCAAAATGTGGAACCTGATTGACCCAATTCAGCATGGGATTGTGGGGGCAGCCATCACCCCTAGGCAGACTTTGGACAAACTAAGAATGACAGAATATTCCGCTTTGGACGCAATGACTAAAGGTGCAGGTACAGTGCAGGATTGGCGCACATTGGTGGATGTTTTGAACCTGTCAGAAGTCATGGCCAAAGCAGGTGTGGGTCCTGAAGTCCTGCCTGTATGTGAGAAAGCCCAAGATGCCCTGCATAAGGCGGCCATGCGCTACCAAGCAACCATGAAAATGGGTTTAGATGGGCTTGGCATTCAAGCTATCAGGGAATTAATCGAATATGCAGACCTTCAGCAAGGCAGTATTTGTCGAAGTGAATTTGAGAAGTATGTAAAGAAAACTAGGGACTACATCAGATCAAATAATGACAGGGTGGTAGAAATCGTATGAGCTTTATTGACGGCATATCTCCTGAAGTGCTTGAAAAAGCATGGGAAATCATGGAGCAAAGGCGCAAAGAAGCCTTATCCAAGAAGCTTGGCAGACCTGTACTTGATTGGGGTGGAAAGCGCAAAGGTGCTGGCAGACCTAGATTTTTAACTTACAACACGACAGTAAAAATAGAACTTAATGCAGTCCAAAAGAAAGTATTGGCTGAAATGGGTAATGGCAGTATCGACAAAGGTATAGAAAAGTTAATCAACGAGGCAATGTAATGGAAAATCCCGCACACTTAGCAATTAATTTCATCCTGACAAACGCACCTAAATATGCCCAATCAAAGGCTACTAGGGTGCAATTAGAAGAGTATCGTAAGTCAAAAAAGGCCATTCTCATGTCAAACGAGGAGGGCACATTGGGCGCAAAAGAGATGTACGCCTATGCCCATGCAGACTATGTTGCGCTACTGTTTGAAATCAAAGAAGCAATAGCCCAAGAAGAAGAATTACGTTGGAAACTTGAAGCTGCCAAGCTACGGGTCGAGGTGTGGAAAACCGAAGAGTACACAAAACGAGTGGAAATGAAGCTATGACACAAGATGAAATCATTGAGATGGCTAATGAGGCAGGGATTATCCAACCGCAAAATGTGATTAAAACCCTTGAAGTCTTTGCCAAGCTAGTAGCACAGCATGAGCGCAATGAAATAATTGAAATATTGGATGCTTCAACTGGATATGTGCATATGGATGCAATTAGAGAACGGGAACAAGCATGACATGGCCATTCCCACCATTCCCAAACCCCATGGACAATGGCAACAAAGTGCCTAAATTTAATCCTGATAATTTTGAGGACGCACCTAGATGAGTTACATCATTGCATCATTACCGCCCATTAAATGCTTTGTGCGTAAAGAGTTCCTTTACAACTTTCAAAAAGGTCATGGGGAGCTTGAACCTGCAGTATGGGTAAGTCTTAAGGCTTTGCGTGGCCAGGTGTTCCGCATTGAGTCATTGCTACCTGCTTATGGTGCGTTATACGACAAGCTGCCTATTCAAGCTTATGTGTGGCATTCAGAGCATGGTGATTTGCCTGTTGATACGCTGCAGCTTTGGGATTGCATGGGATATCGTTTCACAATTTTAGAAAAGATTGGTTTGCGTAACCTTGGCGTTAAGTTTTTGGGCAAAGAAAAAGAGTGGCACTTTGGCCGATACTTGTTTACAGTAGACTTCTGTGCTGATAGCATGGAAGTAGATACAGGTTTTACAGAGCAAGCCGAAGAGCATAAGTCTTTTAATTGGATTGCTTTGGACAATGGGCAATTTGCTTGCCAGCCAAATAATCGCTGCTTATGGTACGACCAGAGTCTTATTCCTGCTGAGACAAAATTTCCTGATTTTCAGGCTGCTAAAACCCTCTGGACAGTTGATGGCACTCGCAAATGGTCTGCTGGTGACGATTGGTTTTACGATATCAAGGAAAATAACACTTGAGCTATCAAAAGCATGAGTATTACAGAGACAAAAAGCTGCTGGAACTTGCAGAAGGGGAGCCCTGTCTTTTGCAAGTGGCCAAAAATTGTTTGGGGGGGGATGGGTCTACAACTGTAGCGTGTCATTCCAATCTGCTGATTCATGGCAAAGGCCGCTCAATTAAGGCAGAGGACCATCATTCAGTGTGGGGGTGCTACCATTGCCACACTTGGCTAGATGCATCAAACACCGATTACGACACCAAAAATCTAGCATTTCAGGAAGCTTACAAAAGGCAGCTTCACGCATGGCTTGATTTGGCAGATAATATAACCATTAGACCTTGGCGCAGAGAAGCCGCCAGGCGTGTTTTAACCCACTTGGGAGTCCCATATGGACAATGAAATTGGTGATCTGGTTTTGACCTTGTTGCACTCCGCAACCAACACCCACATTTTGCACTGGCAATCCAAGTCTTATGCAGAACATCAAGCCCTTGGTAAATTCTATGAAGAGCTGCCAGGCAAAGTGGACGAGCTTGTTGAAGCCATTCAAGGCCGATACGATTCAACGATTGAATTCCCTGTGGACTATTACCCACCTGAAAAGACAGGCAAACTTGAGCTGCATGATCTGTCAGAGTACTTTGAAGAAAAACGCAAGGTTTTGCCACAAGATTCTGAAATACAGAATATTGCCGATGAAATCCAAGCATTGATTGACTCGACCCTTTATCTGCTGAGATTTCCATAACTAAGCCTTACTAAAAAAAGAAGATCCAAAACTTTTTGAGGGGGGGGTCTTTTTGAATTTAAAAAGCACCGAGATAATCGACATAATATTATCGATATAATCGAAAAGTGGCAGGGACATAATCGAGATAATCGAATAGTTAATGGGTAAATAGAATCTCATATAATCCTTTTCATTCAAAAAACGCTGTAAGTCGTTGATTTTCTAGGAAAAATCTCACGCTACCGCCTAGGCTCAAGCCCTTTCACTTGTCACAATGGCACGGCTCACGGCCACAATGGCACGGCCAGCGGCCACAAACGGCCCACAATGGCCGGATATCAACGGCCTTATGCATTCACCCAGCAAACGGCCACGGCCCACAATTGGCCACAATGGCCCGTTATCGGTGGCCCAATACAGTAAACCGCCCACGCCTTACACTGGCCAACAAACGGCCACAATAAACCCTGACCTATACGGCCAAAAAAGGCCAGCACTAGGCCAGCCTATTTAAAAAACAAAAAAAAGGCCCGTAGGCCCTTTAAATTTGCTTGAGCTTGATAACCCGTGCCATTTTCTGGCCGTGGGCCGGATATGCTATCAATGGCACGTCTTTAGACCAACAAGCACGGCAGCCGTTACAGTTTCCACCATGTTTGTATGCTTCGCACAATTGAACCCCTTCACGGGCCTTGAAGGTGGCCGCATCGGGGCCAATAACTGAGCCGTGAAGCCCTTCAATATATTCACCTTGAATTGAATCACTAGAAAAACGAACCTTCACGTTTGGCAAACTTTCCATTTGTGCGAAAACGTGGGCAAACTTAGGGAATTTGTGCATTCTGGTGGGCAGCCAATGATTCACCCACGGGGTTTGTATCATTACTTCAAGAATCTTTTCGGCTAAACCTAGGGTAAAAACGTCCCCAGAATCAAACCAGCGAAAATATCGGTCAGAATCTAATTCTTGAACCATATCAGAAACCCAGTCTAATCTAGTCCAGTCTTCCCGATTCGAGATTCTAGGGGCCTTCACATTAGGATAATTGTAATTTCCCGTTGTTGCATAGCAGCCCTTGCAAGCGTCCACCAGAACACCAGGCGCAGCCCAAGAACCAGGACAAGTGTCTAATGCTTGAAGTGACCATGAACGGGCATTCAATTTTGAAGTTTGAGATATTTTGATCATTTAATTACTTTCAACTTGATAACGTGGAAGGCCCACGGAAAAACGGCCCATTGTGAGCCGCTTCACCTTGAGCCCTTAACCCCTAATTGTGAGAAAAAAGGCCAGCATTAGGCCCACGGCCACGGCTGCCAGAATATCGTATATATCGTCTTTTTTCATGGTTTTACTTTCCGATCAATTTATAAACGGGCATTGTGCCAATTGTGGACTTTTCAACTAAATTTTCATTGATAAGCAAATCTAAAATGTGAAGGGTTAAACCCCTATTGATCCAAACCCAGCCGCATCCATCATGGAAGGGCTGGCTAGCCAAACTCTCTAGAACCATTTTTTTATATATGGTTTCCTCAGTGAAATTGTTGTTGTTCATTGTGTGACCTCATTCAATTTGATTGCAATGGTTTGTAGGTTCAAATGATCAGTTGATAACTGAGCCCCTTCAAGGTAACGAAGCAAAACCCGCTTATCGTATATATCAAGGGCTTTGCTAGCGTATGCGGCTTGAAGGGTTTGTGCGTTATATCCACGGCCCAAAGCGATATCAAAAAGGGCCCACGATAGGTTTTTATTGTTGTTCATTGTGAGCCCCTTAGATCTTGGCCAACTTGATAGAACGGACGGGCAAACCCGTTTCAGTGTGAGCCGTGATCAGTTGGCGTGAAGGGTTAAACTTTTCCGCTATAGCCTTCCAATCGGTGATTGTGCGGCCTTCACTCTCAAAAACAAGGGCCGAATATGATGCGCCTAAGTAACGCTCAGGACCTTGGGCTTTAATCTGAGCCTTTAATGCTTCGGCTTGCTTTGTAAGGGCCTTGATCTGAGAATCTAAGGCTCCAAGTTGATCAACGGCTTGCACTAGGTCAGTGGAAGGCCCACCGATAGCGGAAAGAATAGAAGAGAAAACGGGGTTTGCTTGAGTGTTTGACATAGTTACTTTCAGTTAAAAGAGTGAAACCGCTTCACCCTTGCAAGTAATATAACGCTACAAAACAAACAAAAACATCAGTACAAACCCTAAGTTTAGATACTTTAAACCCTTAATGGTTTACCCTTAGACAATGTCAGTGGCCGTTAACACTTGATTGAATTGAATTATTCAAGGGCTTTTCAGTTTAACCTTTAACCCACCTAATCAATTGGCCATTACATCATTAAATGTCATAAGTGATTGACCTTCCCCTAATCCCATATCGCTAGCATTTAAGCGGGTTTGCAGCGGGTTTGCCTGATATCTGACCTAATCGGAAATGGGGAAAGTGATAGCTCGCCCTTGCTGGGGTTATCTGAGCCCCTTCGAACCCGTCCTAAATGCGAATGATTCTCATTACCATCACCCCTAATTGAGAATGATTCGCATCTAGCCCACCGCCTACCCTGCCACTGTATGCCCTGCACCTTTTTGGCTGGAAGAGAGTGGAGGGGGTAGCACTGGAAGCCCCGTAAAAAGGGGGGGCCCACTCACCCATCCCCGAAATTTCTCAAAAACTTTTTCTGTTGCAAAGACGCAACACACCTTGATGACTAGTAGGGAGAGGGGATTGTGTGATGGTTAGCTGTGGACGAACTATGGCATCCACTGTTTTTACTTAGAAAGAAAGCTTTCAAGCAGTAGCACCTTGTTTATCTAACTTAACCCTGATGGGCTCTACCTGTATGTTCCCGTTCATTGCTTACTAGAGAGACTGATAGATTCAGTACGTTTATCTGGGTCGGTAAGCTACCTGCCTTCCCAAGGGCTGGATGATGGCCCCGTAATCATTCTATTAGGGTTTACCCCTATGTAAAGAGGATATCCTGTGGATAATTCTGTATAAGTGTTCCTGTATAAAAATTTTTCTTTAAAACTTTTTTGGACTACAATTTGTTTGTTGGGACGTTAAGCCAGCGATCAAGGATGTCGATGCAAGATTTTTTCTGGCTTTCCATCTTGCTTTGCCAAAGACCAAATTGAGTCCCAACACTTTTATAGGAATAGCATGGAATGGACATTGGCACACCCACTGCATGATGTGGATGATATTGTGGATATGGCAGACTCAATCTTTGGGCATGAGGCTGATGGCATACTGACTAGAGACAAAGCCGTGTTCCGCAAGAATGTGACTGTTGCAACGACAGTCCAAGTGTTTGACAAGAGCAAAGAGTTTATTGCTGTCTGCCGTGGGGACAAGCTTGTTAGAACATTTATAGGTGACGCTGCTGAAGATGCCCTTCTTGGGTACTGTTGGTTTGATAGGGGTGGGTATACCACCTATGCCAATGAAGAAATCTCTAATGCCAAATTCCACCATGTTGACCTACAATTAAGCCCTCGCTTGCGTGTCAGGTTAATTAATGAGATGATTGACCAACATATACTGTGGGCAAACCGATGGGGTATACCCGTGGTATGTTCCACTTCTATTCGTGCTGAACATGATGGGTTTATGAAGATCCACAAGAAACGTGGGTTTACTGTACATGGCTCATATGCTTGGCTAAGAACTGAAAAGGGTATCCAATGTTTAACGAAATAAGACCCGAAGGCTCAACTGTTACTTCTGAAGAAATTAAACAGAAAGCCCGTGATTACGCCAAAGCCAAGAGAGCGCAAAAGAAAGCCATGAAACTAGCTACTGGTCAAATTGAACCTAAAGCCATTGAAACTGTGGCTGTAGTAGATGAGTTTGACATGAGCAGCTTTACTCCTAGGTCACAAGTTAAAGCAGGTCGCCCAAAGTCTATAGTTAACAAGGTTACCGAATATGGTGCTTTGTTCAACAAGCTTAATGACGAGCGTACCTCTCGTGGACTGCCACCCCTTAAAACTGCCATGGAAGTCTTGATTGATGCCATGCAGTCAGATGAGCTAGATATTAAAGACAAAGCCAAGATTGCTGATAAACTGGCCCCGTTTGAATCTAGCCGTGCCCCTATCATTTCCGTAGAGCATATTCAGAATGTAACTAGGGAAGATGAAGGAGATGCAGATGATGCCTTGAATGACTTCATGGAATCTTTGCGTAAAGTGTAAACCCGTGTAATATATGCGTACTTCTTTGAAAGGCTCAAAATGAGTGGATATACATCTGGCAACAATGCTCCTACATTGATGGCTCAAGCCCCCAATCGTAAAGGGAATGTCTCTAAACACGTACCAGGCATGGCAGGTCCTTTGGGCGCAACTGCTGTTACCAATGGTAGCGGTGGCACTAAGTACAGTGGCCCCAACCAAGGTGCGCCTAAAACTGGTGGATCTGCAACTGCTGGTCGTGGTCAAAAAGTCAGCGTGGCTTACCCTGACTCATACAATTGCCACTCAACCAACACTGGCTATCTCAAAAACTCTTCTTACTAAAGTGAGATTAATATGTCCTACGGAACAGTAATTAATGGTGGCGCACAAATGCGTAAGGGTGTCACTAAAGGCATCAATGATAAATTAACTGGCCATGCCGCTGAAAATGGTAGGCGTGATCAAGTTGCCAAAGCAGTTGGCAATGCTTACACAGTTAATACAGTGTCTTCACAACACACTAACGGAGTTAAGAATAGTGGCAAGTTCACTAAGCCTAGCAACACAAGCAAAAACTACGCTCTTTAATTTATAGGAATAACATGGCAACGTATGATATTGACTCGCTCAAGGAAGACCTTCCGACAGCAAAAGAACTAGCTCAATTTGTCTATGACAAAACTGGTGTTTCTTTAGACTTGCTTGGCAAGAAAAAAGAAGAGCAGTACATTGTCGCTAAGAATGCTTTGGAAGGTAAAAAAATACCTTCTGAGTATGCTACGGATGACAATCCTTATGTAGACAAAAAAGATCAAATCCCTTGCGACCCTGTAAGGGCTCTTCCAAAGCGCAGTGTTGATTTGCCTGACGAAGGTTCATTGGTTCACTTTTTTGGCGCAACCAATATGCCGCACCCTCTTGATCCACAATCGGACAAGAAGGTTGGCATCAACTTTAAGAAGTACGACAATGGATGTATTACTTATCAGGTAATGGGTCCATTAGAGCAAGTGCCTGTTGGCCAAAAAGTCAACAAGTATGGTCAAACTATTCCTGAGAAATACAGTTGGATTGACCCTCGTACAGAAGAGTTGTTAATGCGTAGACCTGATGGAACCTTTACAGAAAAAGGCCGTGGTCTTTACTCATATTTGGTTGGCGAAAAAGGTGGTGGGGTGTGGTCATTGATTGATCGCAACATTACAAGTATCTCTCAGAAGAATATTGCTGATCCGTGGGCGTAATGGAAGATCCATCCAAAATCTTCCAAAACAGACTGTCATCCCAAGCTGAAGCTTGTGCCCGTAAAACCCTAGAATGGTTGCAAAAAGACCTTCAGGGAACACACAAGCTTGAGCCGGATGAAGTTTACTATCTTGCATATGCTGCACAAATCTTGTTAAACATACGAGATAACTATGGCAAAAAGTGAAGCCAGTGACTATATCCTTCCCCTCTACAAAGACAGGGCGATAAAGCATTTGGTTAAGTTGGCTGGCGGTAAAGATCAAATTAAGAATCTTTCTGCCGAACAACTCAGGGCAATGAAAGTTGCTAGAGACAAGATTGCCCAAGATATGCAATTCAATACTTTGAAATGGTTTAGGCCGTTTAAGTATCAGCAAAAATTCTTTGACATGGGTGCTAAGTTTTCCCGTAGGGGTATGATTGCTGCCAATCGTGCAGGTAAAACAATTGCATCCACTTATGAGACTGCTTACCATTTAACAGGTAAGTATCCTAAAGGATGGAAAGGCGTAAGATGGGACAAACCCATTATTGCCATGTGTTCAGGTGAATCTTGGGAACAAGTTGCCAAAACATTACAGTCTAAGTTGTTAGGTTGTGATGACATTAAGCAAAGTTACAAGTTAGGCACGGGTTCTATTCCAAGGGAGTGCATTGATGACAAGTCAATCCGAACAGATGGAGCTAACGTCTTGGCCATCGAGATTTGGCATGAGTCTGGAGGAAAGTCTAAACTTTACTTCTCCAACTACACCCAACAAGTCAGGCATTTGCAGGGTTTTGAGTTGGACCTCGTGGTTCTTGATGAGCAGCCACCAGATGAGACTTTCTCAGAACTCGTTGTTCGTACAGCGTCCCGCAACGGGCAAGTTATCTGTTCTTTCACTCCACTTAAAGGTCTATCGGGACTTGTCCGGAAGTTTTGGGACAACATTGATGGCTACTCCCACATCAGGGTTACTTGGGACGATATCCCATACGAAAACGAATGGGGTGAATCCTTTTTCCCCAAAAAAGAACGAGAACAATTAGCCCGAGACTTTATGCCTTGGGAACGAGACTGCCGTATGAATGGCATTCCTTTGGTTGGCAAAGGCGTGGTCTTCCCATTACTCGAATGGCCTACTTATAAGTCTGAAGACATTGAGTTAAGACACAATGAAAAGCTAGAGCGTTTAATTAGCTTTGACTTGGGGATTAAGAATGACCCTACTGTTATTTCTTTCTTTTTCAGGAATCCTGTAGAAGAAATAATTTATCTCCATAAGCAAATTACAATCCCTAGCGGTGAAACACCGGATGAATATGTGCATTATTTGCTAGACAGAGAAACAAGGGATGTGCCTATTGCCCTGCCCCATGATGCTGGTTTGGCGGGTAGGTACACATTGACAGAACAATCTGTTCGAGAAGTTTTTGAAGATTCCTATGGACTAAACTGTATTTCAGGTGCTATATTAAACCCACCTAACGATCAAGGCAAAGTAACTAACCACAAAGCCTATGGAATCAATATAATGCGGATGGGCATGGAACGTAAATCTTTTATGATTAATGAGTCATGCAAGGCATTTCTTGATGAGGCTCGGAATTACGCTATTGACGATGCGGGTAAGTTTTCTGATCCTGACGATCACATTGACTCTGCCCGTATTGGCATATTAGCTTTGATTCAAGGCCATGGTGAATCCGTAGTGAGTAGGGCAAATAACTTTAGCTTTAGGCGTATTGATGTACCCGAAGGTAAAGTCCAAAGGATATAAAGATGCTAGATAAACAAAACGTAATTGTAGAAAATCTTGCGAGTTCATCTGGCAATCGTGGTCTTACCGAACAAGTTTGCCATGAAGTGTATGTAAAAATGGTTGATTACTTGCGACTGACTCAGTCCAAGAATACATACAATCGTTTTACAGATTACCACTATCTTAATATTCCGGTATCAAATTCTACGGAACCTATCCGTGGTATTGACTACATTCAGCCTATTGTTGCGCCAGGTATTGACTACGCTACTGCGGTTATCACCAAGTGCCTAATGCCCAATGGCAAAATCAATTTTGAGTTTGAACGATTCAGTGAAATGGATGGCGACCAAGCCCGTCAAGCCACTGAAATGGTCAAATATATGCTCAACAGTAAGAATGATTCTTATCAAGTCATTCGGGATTGGGCGCAGGATTCTTTGCTGCATAAAAACGGCATTGTAATGGTTTCACCCGTGCGTAGTCCTGTGACGCAATACAAAGAAGTAGAAGGTACTCGTGACCAACTGCGAGTGTTTGAGACTTTGGCAGGTGATAAAGGGCTAACTGCCAAACGTCAAAATATGCGGAAAATTGACGTAGACCTTCAAGGTGCTATGCAAGAAGCTATGGCTCCTGATGAGTCAATGCAAGAACCTACGGGTGATGAGCTTCAGGATGCTTTACGCAATAACACTATTTATCGTGCCAAGTACAAGCTTACCGGATATGAAACAAGCATTCGAGTAAAGCACGTTGCACAACATTATTTTGTTTGCAATCCAACTATTCCAACCATTCAGGATCAAGACTTTGTGGGCTTTTATGACCCAATGACTATCCATGAATGTAAGGCGCAATTTCCATTTGTAGACTTAGAGTTGTTGGCTGACCATGCTGCTTATGGTCCTGCAGGTGCTTACCAAGCGGGTGCTTTGGAGAATGACTTAGCCCTTCACGCCCGTGACTCCACTCCTGTGCCAGGTCAAGGTGTTATTGCCTCCCAAGGCGCAGACCGCTATAGCCGAGTCATTATGTTGACCACAGCATGGATTCGCAGGGACATTGACAATGACGGGGAAGAGGAAATTGTAGAATGTTGTTTCTCAGGTTCATATATTCTGTATGCCAAAGAAGTAGACTTTATTCCTTTGGCCAATATGTGTCCAAAACCCATTACAGGTAACTTCTTTGGTTACTCATTGGGTGAGCGTTTGGTTCCGCTTCAAGAATATGCAACGGCAATCCGCAGGGCAGAAATGTCTTTTGCCATGCAGTCTTCCACCCCTAGAATTGGTGTTAATCCTGAATTCTTGGATGCCGAAGAGATTCAGCGTGGTGTAAGTGCCATGTTTATTTTGGATCGTAAGTTTGATCCTACTAAGCACATCTTTGAATTCCAGCCTATGCAGGGTAACTTGGCATATGTGGAATCGGCCATGAACCGCTTTGAGTCGGACAAGATGGCCATGATCGGCATGACAAGCCCTGGCGATACGCTTAACCCTGAAGTTATGAAAGACGGAAACTCAGGATTTAAGCTTCAATTGGCTATGGGTCCTAATCAGTTGATCCAAGATGAAATGGTCAAAAACTGTGCAATTGGCTTACGAGATGTTATTTACATTACTTGGAAGACATTGATCCAGTATTCTGATGATTTCAACATTCAGCAATTGGCTGGCACTTGCCTAAAAGGTGCGCCATTTATGGATGCCATATCAATTGAAAACTTTGAGTTTATTGATCGCAAAATGATTAACATTGATTTGGCTTTGGGCTTCCTTTCAGAAGAAAACCGCCTGACACGTCAACAAATGATTCTTCAGGCGCAACAACAGTTTGCCCAAGCAATGATGATGATTCCACCTGAAGTACCTGAAATGTTTATCAAGGTTCGCAGACCTTTTGAGGATACTTTGCGGGTTTTGGGTGTTAAAGATGTAGATGCTTATTTGCCTACAATGGATGAAGCAGTTAAGATTATGCAAGCACAAGCTGCAAAAGGCCCTTCTGCTGAACAACAAGAAACTCAATCTAAAGTGGCTTTAAATAATGCCAAGGTTGAGGAAAGTGGATCAGTTACTGCTTTGAATATTAGAAAAGCTCAAGATATTGATACAGATGATATGTTTGAGGCTTTGGCAGCTAAGAGAGGCAAGTTAAGCTCTGTACAAGTAGATTAAGGATTGCAATGAAAAGCTTGGTATCGAATATCCGTGATTATTTTAATCGCAGGACAAAAGTTATAGATAGTCATAAGGAGGCTCATGTAAATCGGAAGACTCTGGTTATAGAAAATGGAGAGAGCGCACAAAAGCTCTTACGCAATGATGATTTTGCATTGTTATTTAACCTGTATAGGTTTTACTTGCTTGAAATGCTAGAAGAAAGCAAGGACGATGTTAATCGAATTGATAATGCACAGCGTGTTGCCGGAGTCCGAGACTTCATTGAGTTTATTGAACGAACTGAATATCTCGGTAAGGTAGCTAACAAAAATGTTGAAACTTTAACGAAATAAGGTAATATATGTCAGACGTAATCGCAAATGCGACCGCCACTGAGCAAACTGGTGTGAATCCTGTAGATGCTATCGCAGGGATGATTGCCGCCAACAGGCGTAACAATCCCCAACCCGAAGCAGTTACACCACCAGCGGGACAAGAAGAGGCGCAAGCTAAATCCCCCGAGGCGACTCCTGAAGAGGGGCTCGAACCTGAAGATGGTATTGATGGGACTACAGAAACTGTAGATTCTGAGGATACGGATGAGGCCACCGATGGTGTAACCGAACCAATTAACTTCTTAGAGTTTGCAGAGCAGAATCCTGACATGATGTGGAGAATTCCCAACAAGGAAGCCGAAGGCGGTTTTGTTGAGATTCCTGTATCAAGGGCGGCTGCTATTCTTGGTCAAGGAAGTGCTATCCATGAGAATGCTCGTAAGCTTAAAGCCGAAAAAGCAGATTTTGAAGAATACGAAAGTAAACGCAGGGCTGAACTAGATGGTTTGCAGATAGGGTTGGAATTGACAATGGTTCCTCAGTTGCAACAAGCGGCTGATGAATTAGTAAAAATTCAACAATTTAACCAGCAATGGAAGCAAATCTACGACAACGCTACTGATGAAATTAGACGAAGTGAAGCTGAAGCAGCAATGCGTCAGAACAACGAGTTGATTCAGGAAAAGTCACAGTTCATTCAGGCAAATAGACCTAAAGTTCAACAGTTTTTTGATCACCGAAGTGAGGTTGTAAAGCAACAGCTTGAAAAATCTCGGCAAGGTTTTAAAGACAAAGAATTAGCGAACAAGGCAACCTTTACCGAATTACGGGAAAAGTTGTCTAAGGATTGGAGTGGTGCAAGTAACACGTTTGTGCCTGGTGTCCAAAACATTGATTTGGTATCCAGTGATGAGTTTCTTTTAGGATTGATTCGGGACGGAATGAAGTTCCGAGAAGGTCCTAAAGTGAAAAATGCAGGAGGTTCATTAGCTGCCGCTAGTAAACCAATGGCAAGAGGCAAAACAGCACCTGAAGATAAGTCGGTGGAACTTCAAAGGAAAGCGCAAAGCGGTGATAAGGGTGCGGCTCGTGACCTTTTAGCAACTATGCTTGCCGCTAATAAGCGGAGGCGTTAATTCAGGAGATATTATGTCTACTATTACCTCGACATCCCTCGGTAACGGCAATGGCGCATATGCCACCGATATCGTTGTCAAAGACCTTGACATGACTGTTTCTAACTATGTTAAAGACCGCACTCCGGTTACTAACATGGCTATGAGCAAAAAACGCAAAGTTAATTCAACTCTGCACATTTGGCCTAACGACTTCTTCCGTGTACCCGCACTGAATGCTAAGTTGGAAGGTGCTGCCGTTGATTCGTCTGCTGCCGCTGACAACACACGTTCTAACTTGGGCAACTACACACAGATCTTTACGACTGTGATTGGTGCTACAGGTACAGCTCGTGCCGTTGAACAAGCTGGTGGTGACCCACAAGCATATCAAGAAGTCAAGCAATTGACTGAGATTATGTTTGACGTTGAGTTGCAGATGCTCCGTGCTGATGGTGCTTCCATTAAGTACTCTGGTCAAGCTGGTACACAGCCATCAGGCTCTACAACTGTTAACTCTGGTCGCAGATTCGGTTCTTTGTTCTCTTTTGCCGGAACACGTTCTGGTAACGACACAGACGGCACTTCAGTGTTGAACTTGGCTACTTCTGATAGCAATGACGTAACTTCTGCTGTTAACACAAACACACCTTTCAATGGTGTTTTGTCTAACGCAGGTTTGGGTTACTTCACCTTCTCAAGTGGCGTGACACTGCAAGCTTTCAGCCCTGTGCTGTACAAGCAGTTAGTTACTACTGCTGAACAACGCTTCAATGCCAAGATCACCAACATGGTGGTTCCAACATCTTTGCGTACTACGATCTCTGACAACATTCCTCAGAGCCGTTCTATCAACCGATTTAACCCTGCTGACAAGGGTGACACAATTGGTACATACGAAGGTGACTTCAACTACACCTACCAGATCGATGACTCATGGGTTATGGATCAAACAGGTTCTGACAACACATCGATTCTGTTCTTGAATCCTGATGTTGTTCAGTGGGGTTCCTTGCGTGAACTTGGTCCTAACAACGAAGTGTTCTCAAATGCTGACGCTTCTTTGGATCAGTACATCATGGAAGGTACATTGATTGTTCGCAACCCTGCTGGCGTGGCTGTTTTGGCTGCCATGACAACTGGTGCTGTTGTAACAACTCCCCGTCCTACGGCTCAAGTCAAGCGTTACTTGTCTTAATCCTAGTGTCTCTGAAGGGAATCCAAAAGGGTTCCCTTTGGAGAATCATGGAGCAAAGCATGGAATTAAACCTAAATAATGAAGAAGCCAAAGTAAGCGAGGATTACTATACAAAGGGTATTCTCGAAGCTGGCATGGAAGGTGCGTTAATTAAAAACGACAAAATGTTCAACGAAGTTAAATCGGGGACATGGTCGCAGACATTTAACACATCCAACATGAATTACAAGGTTGGAGCTATTGATGGTGAGCGTTATGTTCAATATGAACAAAAAAACGTAGAAAACATCAAGCTATATTGCAAAGAACGTAGAGAGTTTTATAAGATGATTGGCACAACGGATAATCCGATGTTTGCTGGCACTTTTGAAGCTATGAACTTGCCAAAGTGTTTTGCCCATGAAATAAGCGGAAAATGGTTTAACAACAGACCTTGGGAATTGATCAAAATGGACAAAAAAGACAAGATCCTTTTTTACGCCATTGTGAACCAGTTTTACAGTGATTTTGTTTGCCACCCTAGCGGAAAAATTCCACTGCCTTATAATCCAATAGTCCCGACCAAATAAGGATGTCTTATGGCTCTTTTCATCCAATCCGGTAACGCTCTAGTTAGCCGAGTAGCGCAATGGGTGGGAGCCATTCCAACCACAACAGGCATTAATGCCACTGCATTTAATACAACGACAAATGTTATTACAACATCTGCATCTGCTGTTGGTATTGTTATGGTTGGCGACTTTATTGGTACAAGCGTTTTAAAGTCTTACACCACAGTTTTGGCGGTTGATTCTTCTACCATCACAGTAAGCGATATTGAAGGTATTTGGGCAAATAGTACATATCCTGTAGCTATTCTTAAATTGCCAACTCAATCTACATCAGAAATTATGTCTTGCATTCAGTTATGTGAGCTGAAGATGAGAACGATTGAATTACCTGCTTTGCGTTCAGATCCTTATGGTGGAACACCTGCAACTTTGCTGACTGATTCTCAAGGCATGGCAGATATTCCTGCCGACATGAACAAGCCTATTCTGTTTTTCCAAGAAACACCTAATAGCCAAGTCCCGCCAGGCACTCCTGCTGCCTCCATGGGTCCTTGGATTATTTATGACCGAGTTGGTGACCGAGAAATCATTCGCAGACGCATGATTGACCAACTTTATGTTCGTCCATTTGGTGTACCCCGTGTGATTCGAGCTTCATTTTCTGAAGTTGGTCAGCGTTATGTGTTCACTCCAAACCCTGGTGAAAACGTAGAAATTAAAGCGTATTATCAGCGCACGTTTCCATTTTTGTTTGGACCTACAGGCGATACTTTAGAACCCATTGTTCAAAATAATGCTGCTTTGGCTTCTTTTCCTGAAGGTTATATGTATGCAACTTTGTGGGCTTACTACGACAAGAACAAAAACAATGAAGAAGCTCAAAAATGGAATGCTAGATACGAAGATGCGTATGGTTTAATTCAAGATCAGAACTTTAAGGGTAAATGGCTTGGTGGTGATCAACATTTGACATCTGAATTCCAACCTCGTAATTACCGCTATTCGTTCAAGTAAGGAAAAATTATGGCTACAAGCATTTACGGAAGTTCTGAATCAGTTGGTTTATACGGCAACACTGTTAATTTTGGTGGAACGTATTTTGAGTGGTTTATTTTTAAAGATTCAGCAACACAACCTGCAACTCCAACTGGCGGTTCTTGGAATTTTGCTACTAATGTAGGAACTGCTCCCGCAGGATGGACAACTGCTCCTCCTTCTAGTCCTACAAATACTATTTGGTTTTCTATTTCTCTTGTCAATTCTCGCAGTAATGCCGCTTTAGTTTGGACAGTTCCTGCCCCATTTGCAGGTACTATTGGACCCACAGGCCCCACAGGTAGCGCAGGACCCACAGGCCCTACGGGAGCCGCATCTACAGTTGCAGGACCTACGGGATCAGTAGGAGCAACAGGCCCAACAGGTCCCACAGGCGCAGCTAGTACGGCTTTAGGACCCACGGGCGCAACAGGACCTACAGGCATAGGATCTACTGGTCCAACAGGCCCAACAGGTGCTGCTTCAAGTGTTGTTGGACCTACAGGCGCAACAGGACCTACTGGATCTACAGGAGCTGCCTCAACAGTTGCTGGACCTACAGGTCCTACGGGAAATACGGGAAATGTTGGACCCACAGGCAGTACAGGAATTGCAGGACCCACGGGACCCACAGGCGCACTTGGACCCACAGGGCCAGGTGGTGCTTTGGCTTATTGGGGTTCTTTTTGGGATACAACAACTCAAACTGCTGCTGCAGTAAATACTCCGCAAGCAATCACAATAAATAGTGCTGATACGGCAAACAATGGTGTTTCTATTGGATTAACTAGTCGTGTAACTTTTGCAAATGCGGGTGTTTATAGCATCACTTTTTCAATTCAATTTACTAATACAAGTACATCAAATGGTTCAACGCAAGTTTGGTTGCGTAAAAATGGTACAGATATAGCAGATACAAATTCTCACTATGATGTTCCTGATAAACAAGGAAGTTCATTCTCATCTGAGATTTTGACAGTTAATTATGTTTTAAATCTTGCGGCATCTGATTACATTCAAGTTTATTGGCAAACAGCAACTACAAGCGTTTCATTAGAAGCATTAGCGGCAAGTGGAACTTATCCTAGAACGCCATCAATAATTCTTACTGCTGCTCAAGTGATGTACACCAACCTTGGTCCAACAGGATCTGTTGGTCCAACAGGTCCTACAGGTAGCACAGGAACATCCATTACGGGCCCCACAGGTCCGACAGGTTCAACTGGTGCGGCATCTACTGTTGCAGGTCCCACTGGACCCACGGGTGCGGCAGGAACTAACGGGGCAGTTGGACCTACAGGACCCACGGGCGATCTTGGCCCCACAGGACCTACAGGTGCGGCTTCTTCTGTAGCGGGACCCACGGGACCCACAGGATCTCTTGGTCCTACGGGACCCACGGGACCTGGCGTTACAACTGGTAAATCCATTGCGTTGGCAATGATCTTTGGTTTCTAAGGAAATATTATGGCAAATCCTAATATCGTAAACGTCACAAGTATTATCGGTAATTCTTTATCGGTTGCTGTTGGTACAAGTGCAACGCAATTAGCTTCAAATGCTGCATCAAGCAATAAAGTATTTAAGATTAACTCAATCTTAATTGCAAACATTGATGGCACGGCAGCGGCTGATGTAACAGTCAATATTTATTCTGCGGCATCTTTGGGTGGAACGGCAACAGCAATTGCCTCAACTATCTCTGTTCCTGCGGATGCATCTTTGATTGTGACTGATAAAACTACAATGTTTTACTTACTAGAAAATCAATCAATTGGTGCAATTGCTGGCACGGCTGGTGACTTGGTTGCTACAATTAGTTTTGAAGAAATAACATAAGGACTCACAATGTCCATGCGTTACGCTGCTGGGTTTATCTCCGCATTTTTTAACCCGCTAAAAAACCCTAATGCGCCTACCATTGGTACGGCCACGGCTGGGGGTAGTTCTGCATCTGTTGCTTTTACTGCGCCATCTGACATTGGTGGTTCTGCAATTACTTCATACATAGCAATTTCAACCCCTGGCGGGTTTACGGGTACTGCGGCATCTTCACCTGTTACTGTAACTGGATTAACCAACGGGACTGCTTACACATTTAAAGTTTGGGCAAATAACAGTTACGGGCCTAGTTCTTTAAGTGCGGCAAGTAACAGTGTAACTCCCGCTATGCAAATAGGTGATGCTTATCAAGGCGGTTATTACGCAGGGCAAATTTCGACTGCGGGTAATAGCGTTGCAGATTACAACTTAGTTATTGGGCCTAAATCAACTGCTGATTCTTCTGGTAAAGCATTTAATACCTTAAACACAAGTGATTCTGGTGCAACCTCTGTAATTAACGGCCCTGCAAATAGCGCATCCATGAATGATGCGTTACATCCAGCGGCATTTTTCTGTGAAGGTCTTACTATTGGTGGGTATTCTGATTGGTATATGCCAGCCAAGAATGAAATAGAAGTCTGTTACTACAACTTAAAACCAACAGCAACAGGCAATGATTCAGGTTCAGGCATAAACGCTAATGCAGTTCCTGCTAGGGCAAGTAACTATACAGGCGGTGATCCTGCACAAACATCAGCAACTTTGTTTATAGACCCAACTGGCGCACAAGCGTTTAATCCAGGCACTGTTTATTGGAACAGTACAGAATTCTCTGCTACCAAAGCCTACACCACAGATTTCAACAATGGAAGAAGTAGTGGAACGTATGCAAGAATTACTAAATCCTATGGATTGCGTGTTCGTGCAGTTCGCAGAGTAGCAGTCTAAGGAAATATATGCCAAGTTTTTCAGGTATTTTTACTTTACAGACTCAGATGCAAGCTATAGCGGCTGGCACTTGGCCTCTGCAAATACCAGCTATTGGTTCGGCTTATGGTGGCGGTTTTTTTGCGGGACAAATTTCAACTGCTGGTAATGGCATAGCTGACTACAATTTAGTTGTTGGCCCTATTGCATCTGCACAAAGTACGTTGCAGTGGAAAAATGCAAGAACAACAACTACTGGCGCAGATAGTGTTATTAACGGGATACAAAATACTGCTGATATGGTTGCTGATGGTAGTTCTACTGTTTACCCTGCGGCTCACTTTTGTAATGATTTATCTACGGGTGGTCAAACAGATTGGTATATGCCCTCCAAAAACGAAATGGAGATTTGCTATTACAACTTGAAGCCTACAACAGACTCTAACAATACATCTTCTGGAATAAACGCTAACGCTGTCCCCGCAAGAGCAAGCAATTACAGCACAAGCGTTCCTACACAAACTTCAGCTACTGATTTTCAAACAGGCAACACAGAAGCGTTTGCTTCTGCTATTTATTGGGTTAGTACCGAATTTTCTACAGCTTCTGGAGGTGTTAATGTTTTTACCAGCGGCAATCAAACTGGAGACTATAAAAATTATTCGGCTCGAGTTCGTGCCATTCGCAGAATTGCTGTCTAAGGAATAACCATGAGCCAAAAATATCCAGGCGGGTTTATTACTAAAAGCCCACCACTGCCATCTGGGCCGTATGACACAAGCACGGCACAAGGTGTTTGGACTCTTGACCAAGCCATGCAGCTAAAGAAGCAAGGGTTGTGGCCTACTGCGGGAAATACTGCTCCATTAGTGCCTGGTCAAGTTTATGGCGGTGGATTTTTTGCAGGACAAATAAATGTAAGTGGTGTTATTTATAATTTAGTTGTAGGCCCTAAATCTACTGCATATAGCAATAGTAAACAGTTTAGAACATCTACGCCTAGTAATGACCCAACATCCGTCATTGACGGCCCCGCAAATAGCACAACTATGAACAGTGCTACATATCCAGCGGCACAGTTCTGTAAAGCTGTTAGTGCTGGCGGGTTTACAGATTGGTATATGCCAGCCAAGAACGAACTTGAAGTGTGTTATTTCTTTTTAAAAGCAGACCCTACAACTAATAATACAGGTTCGGGTTCAAATGCAAATGCCGTATCTCCAGAGCCTGTAAGCACTAATTACACATCGGGTACACCAGCGCAAACATCTGCAACAGTTTTCCAAACGGGAAATGCAGAGTCTTATGAACAGGTTAATTATTGGTCAAGTACCCAATCTTCTGACACAGCGGCATGGAGTCAGGGCTTTAGTAATGGTAGTCAAAACTCTGGGTATTTTACTAAAGCCAGTTCACTTCATGTTAGAGCAGTTCGCAGAGTCGCAGTTTAATTAGGAGAAATTATGAAGCACATTTGTATAACCGAAGTAGACGCAGTTACAAAAATACCTTGTACTGTTGAACCACAACGCACAGGCCCGTCAATGCCAGCAGTCAAAGGCTGGGTTCACTTATGGCATGACAGTTCTACATGGCCTGTCAGCACGGCTCCTGATGGCACATATCTTCGTGCGCCCAAGTATTATGGCACTTGCGATGACGATGCAGACACTACGATTGCGGGTGTTTTGCAAGTCTTGACCGAAGAAGAATTTAATGCAGCTAAAGTTGCCGAGCATGAAGCCCGTAGACCTTACCCATCTTGGATTGGTTACTTGGACACAATGACTTGGGGTGCGCCAGTACCAAGACCTGCTGATGCCATTATGAATGGCGGTAACGTGCGTTATCAATGGGATGAAGCCACAGTTAACTGGATTCCACAGGCATGAAAGAGTTTTTTTTCATCTCTGGTTTGCCAAGGTCAGGTTCTACCCTGCTCTCGGCTATCTTGCGTCAGAACCCTGAGTTCTATGCAGATATATCCTCACCCGTACAAGGCTTGGTGGCATCAACCATCAATGTCATTACGGGCAGTGAGAGCAATCACCTGATAGATGAAGACAGACGCAAGCAAATACTCAAAGACTTAATTAACGCTTACTACAAAGCAGTTACTCCTAATGTAGTGTTTGACACTAGCAGGGGATGGACTGCCAAAACATCTTTGCTAAAAGACCTTTACCCACAGACCAAGATTATCTGCTGTGTGCGGGACTTGCCTTGGATACTGGATAGCTTTGAACGCATTGCTGCCAAGAACTCTTTGTATGGTGCAACCCTGACAGATGATGAAGCTAGGCAGACAGTCACCACAAGGTGCGATGCCCTGATGGATGTAAAGAAGGAAGGTCAGGTAGTCAAGCCTTATTACTTCTTAGAAGAAGGTTTACTGCTAAACCCAAAAATGATTATGTTGGTTGAGTACGAATCTTTGTGCAAACAACCTGAAAGCGTAATGCGTGAGATTTATGAGTTTATTGGCAAGCCTTATTACGAACACGATTACAAGAATGTTGAGTATGACAACGAGGTGTATGACAAAGCCTTAAACATGAAGAGTCTGCATACAGTCAGAAAAGAAGTAACATGGCAAGAACGTCCATCAATTTTGCCTAAATCGGTATGGGAAAAGTATAGTGGTAAAGAGTTCTGGCGCACACCAGCACCAGAGTTTGCAATGAAACAACTTTATAAGGTTAAAGGATGAAACGCATATTAGTTATGGGATTGCCTGGTGCTGGTAAAACTTACCTTGCACAACACATTCTTGAGCATCTGCAAAACAACCATAAAACAGTTATGTGGCTGAATGCTGATGATGTGCGTAAGAAATACAATGATTGGGACTTTTCCCATGAAGGCCGTATTCGCCAAAGTCTAAGAATGCGTGATTTGGCTGACAATTACGATGTGGATTATGTGATCTGTGACTTTGTTGCCCCACTAGTTGAGATGCGTAACAACTTTAAAGCAGATTGGATTGTCTGGGTTGACACTATCAACCAAGGCCGTTTTGAGGACACCAACAAGGTGTTTGTTCAACCAGAGCAGTACGACTTTAGGATTACTGAGCAAAAGGCTGAAAAGTGGGGTGAGTTCATTGCTGCTCACATCTTGGATGACCGCCAACGCCCTGTCTTTGATTGGCAAAAAGAAACTGTCCAAATGTTAGGCAGATGGCAACCTTGGCATGAAGGCCACCGCAAGTTGTTTGAAAGAGCCTTGGCCAAAACTGGTCAGGTAGTCATTCAGATCAGAGACTGCCAAGGATGGAACGGCTCAAACCCGTTTGCTGCCAATCAGGTCAAAGACTTTATCAAGCGTGACCTTGATCCACTATACCAAGGTCAGTATGAGATCCAGCTTGTGCCTAATGTGGTGAATATCACTTATGGCAGGGATGTGGGCTACAAGATTGAGCAAGAATCTTTTGATGATGCTACACACGCTATTTCAGCAACCAAAATACGCAAACAAATGGGCGTGGGTTGAAATAACAATTTAATAATATAGGAATAGCAATGAAAATAGCCGTATACGCCATATCCAAAAACGAAGAGCAATTTGTTCAGCGTTTTTGTGATTCAGCTAAAGATGCAGACCTGATTCTGATTGCAGATACAGGCTCTACTGATGACACTGTAAAACTAGCATTGGAATGTGGTGCAAAAGTCCATGATATTTGCATTAGCCCTTGGCGGTTTGATAAAGCTAGGGATGCTGCCCTTGCCATAATTCCCCGTGATTTTGATGTCTGTATTTCATTAGACCTTGATGAAATTATGGAAGATGGTTGGCGGGAAGAAATTGAGCGGGTTTGGACTGCTGAAACAACTCGTTTGAGATACAAGTTTGATTGGGGTTCTGGAATATCGTTCTTTTACGAAAAAATCCACCACCGCCATGGATATCACTGGCATCACCCTGTCCATGAATATCCCCGTCCTGATGGCAGGACTAATGAGATCTATGCTCATACAGATATGCTTTTGGTCAGCCATCATCCTGACCCAACCAAGTCTCGTGGCCAATATATGCCATTACTTGAATTGGCTATAAAAGAAGACCCACACTGCCCTAGAAACGCTTTTTACCATGCACGGGAGCTAACCTTCTATTCCCGTTGGCAAGACGCTATAACGGCTTTAAATCGATATCTAGCCATGCCTGAAGCTACTTGGCCTAATGAGCGGTGTTATGCCATGCGGTTATTGGGTAAATGCCATGAAGAATTGGGCATGGTTCACGAGGGCTTGAAATGGTACAGATTGGCTTGTGCTGAAGCCCCTGATACCCGTGAGCCATGGTGTGAATTGGCGACTGTAACTTACAGGTTAAGTATGTGGCCTGAAAGCTATGGTGCTGCCCTTTCAGCCCTAAATATTAAAGATAAACAGGCTGTTTACACAATGGACCCAAGCGTTTGGACTGAAAAACCATACGATTATGCAAGTATTGCAGCTTGGAGGCTTGGATTGAAAGAACAGGCTATCGAATTCTGTAAGAAAGCTTTAGAATTCAACCCTACAGACACCCGTCTATTGACCAATCTTTCGCAGATGGAAGAAGTGACATGAGCGATTATTCCCGCCTCCGTACTCCATTTACATCAATGAGTTTTACTCCTGATGTGCCTAGTAACGCTTTAGGCCCAAATGAGTACAACAGCGGGAAGAATATTGAAGCTGATGTGCGTTGCATTAAAAAGATTTTTGGTGAGATTCAGATTGCTTCTACCATTACTGATATGCCCATCTTTATGGAAGGTGGGTTTAGATCAGAGACTTCTTGGGTATATATCGTAGCAACCCGTAATTCATCTAGCCAAGGCAAGTGGTTTATGATTACTGCTACGGGTATATCCAACATTACACCTGGCGTTGGAGCTAATCCTTCTGCTTTCATTGCCGGATATACAGAAGATATAAATATCACCACTTCTTGGGTTGGAAATGTCTTTTTTATCAATGACACTGTCCAAAACCCCATGTATTTCTTGCCAACAAGCAATGAAATTACAGTAACTTCCGATGCTTCATGGAATTATGATGTTGGTGTAACGTCAACTAGGGCGGCATTTGTTCGTAATTTTTGTTCTCCCAATGTGGGAAACATCCTTATTTCAGGCAATTTGACCAAAGTTATTGGCGGTACGTCTTATAACTACCCAACAACTGTCAGGTGGTCGCAAGCTTTTGCTAGTCAAGGCTATCCTGTTACATGGGAACCTACTCTTTCTAACGTGGCTAACGAGCAAGAAGTGCCTGTTCGTGGTCCATTAATTGATGGATTTTTCCTTGGAAGCAATTTCTATGTGTGTTCTTATTGGGATACAGTAGTTTTTTCACCTATTTCCTATCAAAACACCACCGCTCCAATATTTGGTGTTCGATTATTAAACCAAGGTCGAGGATTAATTAACAATAATTGTTGGTCAAATACTGATGCCAATGTTTATGGAGTAGATGCTCGTGATATTTGGGTGTTTAATGGATCTGAATTTACTTCTTTGGGAAACCAAAAAGTTAAGAATTACTTCTTTGCTAACCTAAGTCCTGTTTATGGAAATCGGATTTTTATGGTTAACAACACCCAAAAGTCTCAGATTGAAATTTACTATCCTGATTTGACCTCCACAGGATGGTGTAACAAAATGTTGTCTTGGAGATATGACTTACAGGTTTGGAATGCTCCTAAAGATGTCCAAAACGCTTGTATGGGCACTGAAGGACCTCGTTGGGTAGACTCATCACCTGATTACTACAATTTGTCTTCTAGAGCCGTTGTATATGCCCGTGGAGGTATTGATAACTCTAGGTTGGTAGAGACAGCTATTGGCAACTCATTTGTGGGTTCTGCCATTGATTCTGAGTTTGAGCGTACTAACATTGCTTTGCAGACTGCCAATGGTCCTGTTCCTTATTCTTCCAAAGTCTATATTCACCGAGTTTTGCCTGAAATAGCAGGTACGGGTGCAATCAATATTACTGTGGGCGGTGCTAATTCGACCGCTCAAACTTCTGTTTATGGTGAGACAGGTGTAACCACAATTGATACTGATACACCTTGGGTTCCTACTCAGCAAAATACATTTCGTACTGTGGCAGTTAAATTTGGCTCAAACGATGCCACTAACACATGGAAAATGAGCGCATTAAATATGCAAGCAACTGTGACTGAGGATGCTTTCTAATGCCATTCGCACTAACTAGTGACCCATCCCAATCGGAGATTTCCGAGGCCATTAATTATTTATTGGCTAACTTTGGACCTAACTTATCTGCCGATCCTAATAATGGTCAGATCAGTGGCCCATCGGGTGTGGTCATTGCTTATTTGTATCAGTATATTGCTGTCAAATATGCTGATAGTTTTGATGGTACTTTGAATTTTAGTAACAGTCCAACAGGCCGTTTGTACTATGGATTGAGAAACACAAATAGTTCTGTAGAGTCAACAAACCCTGCTGACTACATTTGGTTTTTAGCTGCAGGTGGATTTGGCACTACTAAGTTTTTGTTTTATCAAACAAATGGTGGTCGGCAGATTAACTTCTTTGTTGGCACTACCGCACCTAATTCCACTTATTTGCAAGAAACAGGTGCTTCAATTGATTTAGATGTGGTGACCACAACTACGGCATATAACACTGCTGCACCATCTATTTACATTTGGACGGCTTCTTCTACACCACCAACCCGTCCTAGCACCACATCTACATACACATGGGCTACAGGGGCTTATACGGCCCCTAGCGGGTGGACAACAGAGCCAATAACAAACACAACGCCAGGTAGTTTTTTGTGGGCTATTACCATTCCTTTGGTTGTTAATGCCAATACAGTAACTTCTACTTTGGATTGGACAAATGTGTCTTATCCAATTTATGCGTTTTCATCTAATGGAGCAACGGGATCAACTGGTGGAAATGGTATTAGTGCGTTAACCGCTTACCGCCAACAAAACCAATCTTCTGCGCCTCCTGCAACACCTGCTAATACTACAGGTCCTACTGCACCAGTTGGTTGGTCATTGGTTGCACCAACTTCTGTAACTGTTGGTGATGTTGTTTGGTATAGCTTTGGTCGGTATAACTCTAGTGCTGCCACATTAGATGGTGTTCCTTCTGGCCAAACTGCATGGGGCACACCTGTTGCCGCTTCAGTATTCCAAGACATACGTTCTGATAACTGGAATGGTACAACACCACCTACATTTGGAATGCCAGCTAGTTACGGAAGTACTGGTTATTACATAAGCCGAACAACAGGCGATGTGTATTTCAATAATGGTATTTTTAGAGGTGACATTACTGGTGCTTCAGGTACTTTTACAGGTACTGTTCAATCAGGATCTACTGGAAATCGAGTAGTTTTAAATGAGTCTTCATCTTCATATTTAAAAGTTTATGACTCTAGTGGTAATAGTATTTATAGTCTGATTGGTGTATCAGGTTTATATGCTAATTCATCCATGAATGGCGCATCTGCCATTGCCGCATTTACCGCCACTAATGCCTCTGGATTTAACGGAACAGCGATTACGGGAAATAATCTAGGTACAGGTCATGGTGTACTTGGTATAGCTAATGACACTGGAACTACTCGAAATGGTGTTTTAGGTATTACTAATGGAACAGGTTCACAAGCGGCAGGAGTATATGGCACTAGCTTGGGCGGTGCAAATTTTGGAATGTATTGCTTTGGTCAATTTGGAATAAGCAGTAGCACTCTTGTCACCAATTTAAATTCTGAGTTTTCTAACAAAATAATAGGTTCTGCGGGGACAAATACATTAAGATTTGTTCAAGGCACTGTAACAGGTACTGGTATAGCCACATTTAATGCAACAAACAAACCAGCTAGTAATTCAACCAATGAGTGGATGCAAATTACTATTGATGGCACAACCCTTTACATTCCAGTTTGGACATAATTATGCCAAGACAAATAGATATTCCCGCTCAAGTTGTTTATGAAGATATTCGCACCATTGAAGAAGTTCCTAATATTTCTGTCAATGTAATGGTTGGTAAAACTGACTCAACAGGTCAATTTATTGTTCCTCAACAGTTCAGTTTGTACATGATTGATGGTGCAAATTACATCGAATTAAATGGACCACCTACTTCATGGGCTCCCGATAAGCCAACAGGTACTTATAGAAATCAAGACTTGTGGCATTTTATTGATATTTTAAGGAGCCAATAATGGGCGGTTTTTCAGCACAATTGCAGTCTCCTCAGTCCTCTAACCCTGCTGGTAAGGGTGCGGGAATGTCTGCCATGCAAATGGGGCAAAACCCTATTCAGACTCCTCCTGAAGAGCAAATGATGAAAATGCAACAACTTCAGATGGAGCAACCTAGTTTTCCTCAAGGCAATCAAATGCCCCAAGACAATATGGGGCCGCCTTTGGGCGGGTTAATGGGTGGCAAAATAACTATGCCAGGCCAAGGTGGTCAGCCTCAATTAGGTATGCCTAATGCCTATTCAAACACCATGCAACCATGGGATAATCAATCTAATCAACCTAATGGCACAGGGTTTCAGCCATTTAAAATGTTTGGTAAAGGAGCTTAATCATGGGATTCGGAAAAGGTGGAAGTACCTCATCGGTACAAATGACTCCAGAGCAAACAGAATTATTAAGAGCGCAAACAGGTGCGCTAAAAGAAACCTTTCTGCCAGCTTACCAAAAGACAATTGGTGATGCAGGAACTGTCTTGCGTGATGTTCAAGGCTATCAAAATAAAGCCGCCTTGAATGCTTACAACCAAGCAGGAGACGTATCTAAAAGCTCGATAGAGGGTGCAAATGCCATGATTAGTTCTGGCAACAAAACTCTTCAAGCTTTGTTTGATCCCAATTATGAACAAGGTCAAATCCAAGCCGCCTTGCAAACAGGTCGTGAAGCTGCCCGTGAATCTCAAGCAGGTCAAAATGCCATGTATGGAGCGGCAGGTGGCCTAGGTTCATCACGCATGGCTTTGGCTGACAAAAACTTGTCTTCTTTAAATGCTCAACGTCAGGCTACTGCTGCTGCTGGCGCACAAGCTCAAGTACAAGCTAATCGTTCTGCTGCCGCTCAAGCTGTTATGGGTCAAGGCCAAAACTTGGCTAACCTTGGTTTAACTGCCGCTGGTCAGCAAGTTGGCTATTCCACTGCACCTATGGACTTGTACTCTAAGTATGCAAGTATTGTTTACGGAACCCCACAAGCTTCTACAACACCTAATTTTGCTGGCACACAAGGTCAAAGGACCTCCAGCAAAGGTTTTGGATTCTAAGGAAATATCATGGCAGCAGAAGTACCTTTTGGACTTAGTTTTGGCAACCCTGCTAAATACATGGGGCAAAGCCCTTTGGCTGAAATTGGCAAGGCAGCAAAAACTGGTTTAATTTTATATGGCTTGCAACAGTCAGGTGCTATTGAGGCATTAGATAAACTTGGTGTTAAGCCAAATGCAGCAGGTACATTTTCTTATAACAATCCTGCTGCACCTACTGGTGCTGTTCCTCCTTCTGGTGTTGCTACACAACCTGTAATGCCTAATACTAATGCTTTTACTCCTGCCATAGCTACCCCTGTTTATGACAGTGCAGCTCCACCTGTATCAACAACACCTCCTGCCAACATTGGGTTTGATGTTCTTGATGGGAAATTTAATGGTATTGAAACTTCATTTGTAAACCCACAAGCACAACGAGATTCATTGGTTTTGCCCCAACAAACCGGATACAACACAATGTTAGCAACTGGTAATGAGTATCAGCAAATGCCAGGTTATGGCAAACTAGCCAAAGCCATGCAAGGTATGGCTGGTGGAATGATGGGATAAGGAAAAATCATGGCAGAAACTATTGAACAAAAAGCTCCTGTAACAACTGAAAGCTCTTCAGTTACGATTTATCCAAGTGCTTTGCAAGATGCTGCCGCTATTAAAGATTCGGCTAATGCTGCTTTGGCAACTCGTGATACTAAAGGTTTGATCAATGCTGCCCAACAAATGGGTGTTGATACGCCTCAAGGCAACGCTGCGCTTAAAACTGCTCAAGAAATGCAAGAGCGATCTAACAACTTTTCACAAATTGTTGCGCCTATTAATAATGCAAAAACTGATGGTGAAAGAAATCTTGCTGCAGCCAAAGCTTTGCGTAATGTTAGCCAAGAACCTTTGTATGGTCAGGCACTTATTGCTTTTATGATGGGCCAAAAAGAAGCTGCTTTTAATTTGGCCACAGGTGGTGCTTTAAAAACCACTACTGAATATGCCAAAGACAATGGCAACATTATTCAAGTAACTGTTAATGCTCTAGGTCAACCACAAGGATATTTTGATGTTGAACAAAAACGTGTCCTTACTCCTGAAGAATATTCAAAACGTGGCGGTAGCGTTTCTGACATCGACAAAACTTTTGCTATTAGAAGTGCAGAAGAAAATCGTTCAAGTTATAACTCTGCGTTCAAAAACGAAAGAATAGCGGTAAACAAATGGACAGAGGCTTATGCTGGTCTTGCACCAAAATTAGAGTTCTTAGATAAATTTTACAGAACAGCAAAAACCGATCTTGCTCCTGATGAATATGCAAAATTAGTTGGTGCTATTAATCAAAGTGTTGGTCAATCAAGCACTAAAGCTAATAGCTCAACTTACTTCAATCAGATCAACGATAGCAAAAACAAGAAAGAATCAATTAAAGTTGATGCAGGTCTTGCTGCTAAATTGCGGATTCCTGCTCAATTAATTGGCACTGAATTTACTGTTGATGGAAATTACCTTGTTTCTAAAAGCAATGGAAGTTCATATGATTATGGTTTGTTAAAACAACAAACTGATTCTGCTAATCTTTCTTCTGAAGCCACACAAAATAGTCAATCAACATTAGATAGCATTGTTACTTCTAAAAAGTTTCAAGATTCTATTGCAGGTAAATCTCCTCAAGAAAAAGCTAGGTTAGTTCAGGAAATGAAAACTGCCATTCAATTTGGCAACGAGGTAGGGTCTGAGTTAAATAAAGCTGTTGATCAATACGGCAAGCCAACATTTATTTCTTTGCCAACTGCTGCATCATTTACTGATACGCAAGCACAAGCAATGGTTCAACTTGCTCAACATAAGCAAAACGCAGAACAGATTGCGGCTTATAGAGATCACTTTGATAAAAATGCCAAGCATTACGATGAGACAAAGACTTTGCCAGTGCCTGGCTCCATTGGTGCGGCCTACACTTCTAAACCTATCTTTAATGAGATTCGTGATCGTTGGTCTAATGATATTGCTAGAATTTTTGAAAGTGAATATGTTGCTCGTGGTGCAAAGCAGAATGCTGCCAAACCAAAACCTCAAGGTCAATCTACGGCTCCTGTAGCACCACCCGCAAGCAACAAACCACCTTCCCTGTCAGAACTTAGAAGACAAGCAAGAGGTCAATAATGGCTAAATTTGATGAAGAAAAATTTCGAGCTTTAGCAAAAGCTGCTGGCTATGGTGATGCTGAAATTGAAGCAGAAATAAAATTAGAGAAAGCACCCGCTGGTGCTGCTGTGCCTAATATTGTTCCTATTGCTGATGGTAGAGACACAACTGCCGCTTTTGAAAAAGAAGCACAAGCAAAGGGCGCAGAACTTATAACGTCTGCAAAAGAAGAAAAAGAAAAAACTTTAACAGAACCACCATTTGATTTTGTTAAAGCTATTAATTCACCTGTTGGATATGTAACAGGGGCTGCTGCTATTGCCGCTCTTACTGCTGGTACTGGATATGCTTTTGGTAAAGCTAGATCAGGACTTAGCGGTATTAACCAACGCAAGATTGGTCAACAACCAATAGACAGAACAATTGATATCCCTATGGATACAGTTGAAAAAAGAAACATGAGCCCGTTTGCTCAACAGTTTGAAACAACTTATGGTGTTCCTTTGGCTGATGCCGAAAGATTAACAGGTGGGCCAATTACCAATCCTAAAGATGCGGCTATTGTTGGCGGTGCATTAAAGAATCAAGGCGGGATTTCTGTAAATAATCCTTATCAAACAAGTTCGTATACACAAGCACCTGCACCTGTTGCACCTACTGCACCTGCTATGCCACAAGCAAATGCACCTGTTGCACCTGCTGATCCATTTGCCCCTAGACCTAATCCATACATGACACCTAGCGTTCAAGAAGGTGTAGCAACTGGCAATACTGCCCAAGCGGTTCAAACTGTTGTTGCCAAAGAACTTGATAAAGCTACAGGTGTTGCGCCTACTCTAGCAACATTTAATCGTGATGCTAATGGCAACATTGAATATCCAAAAGGTATGAGTCCTGCTGCTAGACAAGGTGCTGAAGCATTTGCTCAACAGTATCCTGACAATGCTAAAGCTTTGGCCGCTGAAGGTCGCTTTGGTATTTTGGGTGCTGGCTCTGGTGACAACAACTTGTTTAACTCTTACGGCTCTGACATGATGAAGAGAATCCGTGATGAAGTAAATCAAGGTCAAATGGTTGGACCATATGGAAATTATGAAGGCAAAGTAAATCCGGCCATCAAAGCTATTTCTCCTGAGACTGCTTTGGGCAAAGAGCTTGCTGATTTAAGAGCATCACAAACTGGTGGCAATTATGGTCAGCTTGGAACACCTGCAAGTATTGGTGGCAAAAAAGGTGGATTGCTTACTGGTGCAAATACAGTAACTAAAGCAATTAAAGCGGGTGGTCCTGCTATGCTTTTGATGAGTATTGCTGATGCCGCCAATGCTGCTCAACAAGGCAGATATGGTGAAGCTGCAATTCGTAGTGCTGATGTGGCCACAGACTATATGCCTATGATTTCACAATTGAAACAAGGTTTGTCTCCTAGAGAAGCTGGCGCACCTGGCGTGTCGCAACAAACAATTGAAAGCTCTGCATTGCTTGGTAGCCCTTATGCCCAAACTGAATGGGCTAAGAAACAAAGATTAAAAGAGAAAGCTGGTGCTGGTCGTGGCATAGCTCCTCCATCTGCTTACATGAGGTAAATATGTCTGAAGTATCACACGCTCAAATATTTGAACGCCTTATTAAGGTGGAAGAAAAAGTAGATCGTATTGAAAAGAATACAGAAAATGTCGTGAACGCTTTTAATGCGGCACAGGGTGCATTTACTGTTTTAGAAATGCTTGGGAAGCTTGCAAGGCCATTACTTTGGATTGGTGGATTGTTTACTGCTGCAGTAATTGCATGGCAGAACTTTAAATCTCATTTTTAAGGATTTATTATGGCTACTAAAGCTGGCTTGTATGCCAACATCCATGCAAAGAAAAAACGTATCGCTGAAGGTTCAGGCGAGAAGATGAGAAAGCCTGGCACTAAGGGTGCGCCTACCAAAAAAGACTTTACTAAGTCTGCAAAGACTGCAAAAAAGGGATACTGATGAAGTCCCCCGCATGGCAAAGATCTGAGGGTAAGAATCCTAAAGGTGGATTAAATGCCAAAGGTAGAGCTAGTGCTAAAGCTGAAGGCATGAATCTTAAAGCTCCGGTTAAATCTGGTGACAATCCTAGAAGGGCTAGTTTCTTGGCTCGTATGGGAAACATGGCAGGACCTGAATACAAAGATGGCAAGCCCACAAGATTGTTGTTGTCATTAAAAGCTTGGGGTGCATCTTCTAAGGCCGATGCAAAATCAAAAGCAAAGAATATTTCTGCTAGGAATAAAAAATGAAAGATTGGGCTGTAGCATTTATTGCCGCAGTCTGTATCAGTTGTTTTGTCATCTTTTGTAGTTACATAATTCTTTGGGCGTATCCGTGAGATGGCTATTACTAATTCCATTTGTCCTTCTAGTAAATGCAAAACCTCCATGTACCATTTCAGACTTTTATGGAATTAGTTGGCTTGGTGATCCTGGTCTTAGGCATTCACAATTATCTAGATGGTTAACGACAAATGGAGATAATTGTTCATCTGAACAGTTAGTTGCAATATGGAACAACTTGGCTATGTGGGCAGGTGTTGCAGATAGTGCAGAATTGCGAGGTAAAGTTCTTTATTACTACGCCCGTGCGGTGGAGAGGGAAAAGAAATGATTACCTTGGACAAGTGGTATCCCATGGTTTACCCAGCTCAATATGATGTTAAATCTGTTTCTTTTGAAAAGGCTGTAGAGCGTGTTCAAGAAGAGTACAAACAAGCTTTGAAAGCCAATAAAATTGAGAAACAAACTCTTGAATTAGAAGTTGAGCTTTACGATAAAAAAGCTAGACAAAACACCATTGAGTTGGGTATGTTTGAAAATCGTAGAAGATTTCAGATTTTTGTATGAGGGCATATGACAAGCAAACCAATACGCAAACCCAAACAACCAATACCAGACACCAAAGAAAAGTTGACATTGTGGGTAACTTTAATGGTAAGCACGACCCTATGTCTCTCTGTATTGGCCATGGTGATTAGTTTTATGTTGGGCTTATGGGCAAAAGAAGTAGACAACGCAGAGATTTTCAAAATGATTTCACCCGCTTTTTCTACTCTTATCGGAGGCATGATTGGGTTCCTGAGTGGTATCAAACTCATGCAGAATGAAGACAAACCCAAAAACTGTAAGGACTAATTATGCTTTCTCTATTTTCAACACTAGGCGGTTTGCTTATTTCAGGTCTACCCAAGTTATTGGATTATTTCCAAAACAAAGCAGATCAAGCGCATGAATTGCGTTTAGCTCAAATGCAAACTGAACGTGAGCTACAACTTGCCGCCCAAGGTTTAGTTGCCCAACAAAAGATAGAAGAGATTCGTACAGATCAAGTTGCCATGCAAGCAGAAGCTCAAATGACTGAGGCTGCTTTGAAGCATGATGAAAAGGTCTTGGAAAAAGCAAGCAGGTGGGTGGTCAATTATGTGGGGACTGTGCGTCCTACAGTAACTTACATTTTTGTGTTTGAGTTGGTTGCCATCAACGCATGGATTGCTTACTACATTTACTCTCGCCCTAGTTTGGTAACTAGCATGGATGATTTGATCCGCTTATCAGACATTATTTTCTCTACCGATGAAATGGCCATGTTGGGTGGAATCATTGGTTTTTGGTTTGGCTCAAGAGGTTGGAGCAAGAAGTGAAGATAAGTAAGGCTGGTGTTGATTTAATGCACCTGTACGAGGGTTATAGGAACAAGCCTTACCTTTGCCCTGCCCACATATGGTCAATTGGTTTTGGGCACGTTTTGTATCAGAATCAAATTAGATTGCCCGTGTTCTATTCTGTTGAACATTTAGCCATGCCATCCAGACCATTGTTAAGAAAAAACTATGCCTTAAAACCGGAGGACAATCGTGTTTGGTCAAAGGAAGAGATTAATGGGTTATTTGAGCAAGACATTAGATCGTTTGAACTGGGTGTTATTCGACTGTCTCCTTGTCTGGCTAACCATCAAAGCAAATTTGACGCTGCTGTCTCTTTTGCATACAACGCAGGTCTAGGTAACTATCAACGCTCCACAATCCGCATGAAGGTTAATCGTGGGGATTGGGAGGGTGCTGCTGAAGCTTTTATGATGTGGACCAAGGGTGGTGGCAGGGAGTTACCTGGCCTTGTCAAACGCAGAAAAGCCGAGAAAGCTTTATTCCTTAACGAATAACCTATTCTTCGTCTTCTAAAAACGCATCACCAAAATTGGAATTTATTCCAGTACTGGTATTAAAAAAGTTATTACCAACCTTTGTCATAAACTCACCATTGTTGTTGATATAGCCACCACCAACTTTGTTAAACACATCACCATTTTGGTTGATTAACATGGTGTCAGTTTTTGTATAACTGTCGCCAGAGAATAGATCTATTAGAAATCTCATACTATCCTCCATACAGTCATGTTGCGTCCGTTGGGACCTTGTGTGCGAATTCCTGAGTCCTCAATCAACCCTTTTTCTACCAAAGAAGAACGTCTAGCTCTATAGGTTGATTTATGGGTTTCAAAATACTCATTCATTTGATCGTCTGTGAATCCTTTACTGCCTCGCATGGCTGCATATTCATAGACTGCCCCCTCAATATTTGGCAGGGCAAGCATGATACTTTTGGCGGCTTCTACTGAAGTGTCTTTGGCATCTCTACGAAACAGTTTAAATAAATTAATCATTACTTTCTCCTTAAAAAATTGGGTGGGGGTACTCGCTACGTCTATGTTCGTCCGGCAGAATTACCGCATAGCATCCGCTTTCCCCCCGATATCAGAATGGTGCGTCATCCTCAAAGTCCATGCCCCGAGATTTTCGGGTGGGGGCAGAGCTTTGACGTACAGGCTTGTCACCATCAAATGGCTCACGAGCATTAATCCATCCATCCCATGCACCTACGGGCATTGTGTCCATCTTGAATGAGATGTTGCCATCGTCATTAATGAACACTGAACCGCATTTTGAATAGCGTTTCTTCATGTCACCAGTTTTGGGGTCTTTGTATTCACCCACTGTTGCAATTGCATCTAAGCGTTTCATGTACTTTCCTTCATTTTCTCTTTGTATGCCTTGATGGCAGACCTTACCTTACTATCAGGCTTGAGCGTATCCCAAACCCTAATGCGAACTTCGTTATCCGTAATGGATTCCCATTCGCCATACATACCAGGCTCATCACCTGCTT